GCACTTAGAGTTGCACTGCAACTCATGGGATAGGGGCTAACCCCTAGCCGGTCTCTCGTCCTGCAGGAACGCTTTACAAAGCGCCCTACTAGACTGATTCCGGAACCCACCTTGGGCTCATAACTGAGCTCGTCTTGTCCACAACACCTAAGCTGTTTTCAGCTTTCGGGACCAGGTAGTCGAGATTACTCGATTTCCTATTATGGTTCTTATGCAGATATTGCATAAGGCTGTGGGCACCCAGAGAGGGTATTACCTTACTCTTCGAAACGAGGACGTGAGTCTTTCGCTCGAATCTGTGATAACGCTCATTGTAACGCCTTTTCAGGTGTTTCTCCGAACGTCCACAGAAGGTAACAATCCCATCTGAGTCATGAGGACTGACATATCTGAGGTCTAAACCCCTGAGATAATGGAGTAGCCAGTTGGCTGTATTCCACATCCCCCGCTTGAAAAGATTATTACTCGATTCAAGCATAGATGCTGCAGTCTCATGAGAGGGGTTGCTTGAAAACCTTCGAACACGTGCCGGTGTCACATCGACTCCGTCATATGCATCTAGGCCGCAACTCTCACGGAACTTCCCTTTTGAGAAGGTCTTAGTGAGATTGACTTTGAGCTCGACGAGCTCAAAGACTTCAAGCAACTTCCGCAGAGCGTTAGTCGGAACGATAATATCGTCCCCGAATACACGTACCTTGCGGGCACATGCACTGATATTCGACTCAGTTACAGCTAGGCCCTCAGTGATGAGAACCGATGCTATAGCTAACATCGAATAGACCAGTGTCTGCACTGGAAATGTGCAGGCACTACCCTGTGTGAAACACTTCTTAAGTACAATAGTACCAAAGTGAGTGTCTGTCACAGAGTTTACCATCATGCGAGTTCTGCAAGCGTGTATACGTTCGAGCAAGGTAATATTTGCTCTAAACGCACGCTCAACAGTCCAGCATGACAAGCGGTCAGAAGCAGACTTCAGATCAACAGTGCAATACTGTTGATTAGCTGAAGCTATAAGAGCGAGTCTACGATTGGGCGTTTGGTCACCAAAGGTGATACATTGTCCCAATATGGTAGATCCCACTCTTGCTTCGATCTGGTTTCTAACCAGCTGCTGTATCCACTGATGATAGTTAGGCTCGGAGGCGATAAGCCTCGGTCCTGACATAGTCTTTGGAACAGCACACAGCTTGGAAGGATGTTCAGCATTGCTGTAGTCCTCTCCGGTAAGCTCCAGATATAGCTCAATCCCATAATCAGGGACAGCATATCTGTCATAAGGGAAGATACGGTCGAGTTTTCTAGGCCAAGCTCGAAAACTGAATTTACATTCAGTTCTAGCCAGGTTCGAAACTCTTCCAGTTCCATGCTTAGGCAGCTCGTCTGGATTTTCATTATGGAAATCTCCGAGTTGTGTCGAGAGAATGTCGCAAACCTGTTGTAGTATGCGAGATTCCTTAGCGCCTAGAGACTTTCTAGGTTCTTCGAAGAGACAGGCCTGCTCTCCATCATCAGAAGACGACAAGTCTTCGAAAGATAGGGTTCGGCCTCCGGTATCATAATGATACAGGTCATCGCCAAGCCAATTAAGGCATGGACGACGTATCTCATTCTCGATGGTGATGAAGTTCTTAACTTCGTCATCAATAGCCCCTTCTTTACACCGATGCTTCAGTTTCCCGAAGCCTTCGAACCATTGCCTTAAATCGGCGATAGCGTAAATATTGGGACTATGCCTAAGCTTCCCATCTTCTTGGAAGATCTGTAGGTAGAGATCACGCAGATATGCGGGAACCACTACCTTCTTGCTGACGCTACCAGAAAGGTAGACGCCAGAGGAAACGTACAGACCCTCCTCCAGGCACTTTTCGAAGTGCTTGCGGATGGCTGGTAAGTCTATGGTGAGAAATCTCTCACCACGGATCGCCAGTTCGTGAAGAGAGCGGTTCTTATCCCGCTCCCAGTCACTTACTCTACGGTACGTTGGCTTTATGTCTTGGAAGACAGAAAGCACGTATCCCTCAAGCGAGTGAACTAGGCTATTAGTCATGGTCTATCCTTTTCTATAGGTTAGTCCTGATTCCTAGCGCTAGGTCTCCATACGATCGTTTCGAATGACGTGGTTAGATCATTAGATCTCCCATGCCACCAGAGCGTCGGCATTGGTGTTGATCCAGCCTGCAAGGGCTTGAGCAACATCGCCAACATCGCCAACCACATCACCCCGCTGATTGCGGATGTGAGTATAGGACTGGATAACGCTCGGAAATCCAGACGAATCGAACTTCGTGACAATCAAGTCAACGATATGTCGTTCGTTTTGGACAGAGCGGTATCCATCAGAAGTAAGGGTGCTCTTGGGTTTGCCTTCATAGACATTCCGAAGAACGAGCTTGACTTCTGTACCGGCAACGGTGGTGTTATCCATCCACGTGCTGCCGTAATTGTCCTGGTTTTTCCTCGAAAGAGAAAAAGCCTGGCTTCCGATGGTAATCGTAGTAGGGGACGTAAGCATACGCTTCCTTTCACACACAAAGTTTGAGGACTACTAGTGACGGTCTTGTTGCCGTTTATCTGACGCTATCGTCTCGAAAACGAAGCGAGCAGGGCTAGTAGTGTTATCGCTTGAGAACGGTTCATGAAACCGAACTTAAGCAAGTCACCTCCATAAGGCATCTCATGAATAGTGCGATTCTTCATCACAATATTCACTTCCCCAGATTCACCATGATAGGTACGTCTAGGTTCGCCAGCAGAACTGGTGAGATTCCATTTGGATGCAACATCGATGTGTCGCTCGCGCATAATACAAATATTATCCGCGATGACAAGATCATTATTCTCTACGGCCGCTAACTCATCACCTATATTGGTGAAGTAGTCAATCAGCCAAGAGAAGGGTATGGCTTGCCATACCGTTGAAGGATCCGGAAATTCCAGATCAAGGACAGATCTTACTGCTTGATTAAAAGTAGTAAGCGCTTCCACCTCAATGAGCTTGTCACGTTGAGGTCTCCAGGTACACGATCCCCAAATTTTTGAGGAATAAGTGATATCTGAATCTCCGCCCCAAGACCCGTAGCCGCTCGAAAAGAACGTCTCGTTGGTCGAGGAAACGTAAGCTTTACGCTTAGAGATGAAGACCCTACGCCGACTACCGCCACTGCTTATCAAAGCATTGAATTCCTTAACACGGTTTTCAATAGCTGTGGTAATATGTGACAACGTCTGAATGTCCTGGATTGTTGCTAACCAGCCGAATTTCCAATTAAGGAAACCGCCTGCTAGCTCAGCCAGAACAGACTTTGTCGCTACCTCAAGCAGAGAAGCGGCTTCCGTCAGTTCCAGTATCATAACCGGTACGGAAATGGTAAACCGAAAGGGATTACTGTTGGCTAGCAATTTCGCAATTGCCTCGTCATCAGTAGGCTCAATCGTACCCCATCCACCTGGCGGAACACCTAGTGCACCTGTAGCTCCTGGCTGAGTGCCGGGGACGTTAGACATAACGACCTCGGCAAATGGCCTGAAGCTATACTGAAGCGTGTAGCTAAATAGAGGGGGTTTAACCCTCCTGACATAGGAGAACAAAGGAGAAGGCGGCAATTGGCCGTACAGATCCTGGGTCTTACCTATAAAGTCAGTAATAGCTGCATCTTCAGAGACATAGGGAAAAGGACCTTCCATAGGCTGGTTATACGGTTGTATACTACCTATAGCACGATTCTTAACTCTAGACCTAGTGCGCTGTTGCATGTGACTTCCATGACTGGGACCCGTTGATCGGGACGGATATGGACCGCGAAGAGAGCCGAAG